AGAATTTGATGGACTCTCCTCTCGCAACGCGCCGCGCGATCTCCGCGCGGTCTTTTTTCGTTAGCTTGGAGACGTCATCCTTCACGGTAAACGCGCTGCCCGTGTTCGCGCCGTTCTCGACAGGTCTCTGGCCCTTCGCCCGGATGTTGTCAACGGTCGCCTTCTGCGCTCTAGCCGCTGCGCTCTGCGCCGTCTCGCCCATGAACAGGTCGAAGTATTTGGCCTTGTAGAACTGCTCCATCGGCACGCCCTTGTTCAGCGCAGAAACGAAATCGCGGTCCTGCAGCTCGGTCGGAAGGTCGAATTGCGGGAATTTTTCTTTCAGGGCCAGAGCCTCTTTGTACCAGGTCTGGACCTTTTCTTCCTGCATCTGACGCTCGATCTCGTTCTGCTGCTGCGCCTGCAGCGCCTTGTTCTCGCGCTTGAGCCGTTCAAACTCCTTGAACTGCTCCACGGTCATTCCCGCCGACTCCGCGCCCTCTTCCAGCGCGCGGCTGTCGTTGAGCAGAGCGTTGGTCACCTTCTCCAGATTCCCGTCCTCGACGCCGTAACGCTGCGCCACGATGTCGATGGTTTTCTGCATCTGCTCCATGCGCTGGCGCATCGCCGTGTCGTCCGCAAATCTGCGGTTGATCATGCGTTGCGTCTCCTCGGTGTGAATGTCCCGGAACTTGCCGTTCATCAGCTCACGGTACTCCTTGCGGAGCGTTTCCGTGTCGGTCGTCTCCTGCTGCGCGGGGGCCGCCGCGCCGGTCGTTTCCGGCTGCTTGCCGTACACGATGTTCGCCATAGGGTTGGTCTTGCCGCCCTTCGGAGCTTCTGCCGGCGTCCCGGCTTCTGCAGCAGCAGGCGCGGCTGCCGTTCCTTCGCCGTCAAACAAGTCGAAGATGAACGGCGCGCGGAAAATGTTCGTCATATCTGACTCCTTTCGCGGACTTAAAGGCTCCGTGTGCCTGCGCGGGCTTAAAGGCCCCGTGTGCCTGCGCGGACTTGACGGCTCCGTGTGCCGGTCCCCTCGCGGGACTCTACTGAAATTTTGCGATCAAATCTATATACTTCGGGTTCGTCTCCGCCAGACGGCGAAGCCCGCAGTATACCATCTCAAAGGCGACGTTGCTGCCCTTGCCCGTGAAGCGCAGGCGGCTGTCTCCGCTCTCAAGGCGGCTCTCGCTCACCGTCGCGCCCTTCCACACGAGCCAGGTCGCCAACGCCTGCAGCAGCACACTCACCGTCGTGCAGACGTTCTGATTCCCCGTCGCGTGTCCGACAGCCTCGACCGTATACCAATACCCGGTGTAGTCGCTGCCGGTCTTTTCCAGCGTCACCTTCGTCATTTAGCCCTCCACGCTCGGCTTGCTTCGCTCGGCAAGCCTCTGGCCGTAGGAGGTCATCGGCGTCCTCGCCTGCATCACGCCGTCGCCCGTGACCGCGCTGGTCGTTCTGCCGCCGCCGCCCGCCTGCTCCGGCCTGCCCTGCTGGACCGGCGGAGGCATCATCGCGCCCATGAGCATCTGGATCTGCTGCTGTTGCTGCTGCACGATGTTCAGGAGCGTCTGCCCCTGCTGCACCTGCTGGCGCACGTCCTCGATGCCTTCGAAGTCCATCATGTTCAGCGCGATCAGGCTCTGCTGTGCCTGCTCCGGGTTGAAGAAGCCCATGCCGTACAGCTCCTTCGCGGTCTCGTTCTGCTCCATGCGGCTAAACGGGTTCCGCTTCTGGGCCTTGATCTTGAGGTCGAACATCGGCCTGCGGTAAAGGATCTCGCCCTCCGGCGTCGCGCCGACCGGCTGGTCCTTGATCTGGCTGTTGTCCATCTCGACGAAGCTGTAGTCGCTGGAGTCGGGTGCCATCACGCGGAAACTCCGCTTTTCATCGTAGAACTGACGCATCAGCTCCACGCACAGCTTGATGATGTTGCTGTAAGACCGATAGCTTGACGAGATCATGTCGCGGCTGGCCTTGTTGCCCGCTTCCTGCAACGCGGCGATGGCCGCCGCAGCCGTCACGCCGGAGCCGGTGCCGCCGCTGTTCACGTCGCGATTCGCCGCCGTGTCCTTCATCTCGTCAATCTTCATCTGCACGACGTTCAGATACACGGGAGAAACGGGTTCGCAGGTGATCTCCTTGAGCCGCGTGTCGTTGATCTCGCCCTCCACGTCCACGAGCGGCTGGTTCCAATCGAGGAACTGATCGCGATTGACGTTCGTCGCCCTGCTCACGAAGAAACGCTTTTTCGTGTTCATCATGCTCGACTCAAGGATATTGCCGGAGAGCCGGTCAATGTACATCTGCGGGTCCTTGCAGATCGCGACGTAACCAAACCCGACCGGCGTACCCTTCTCAGGCCACAGCACGTCCAGCTCGACCGGGTACAGCCCGTGGTCGTAGTAGCCGCGCCCCTGATACTCCGGCTCGTTTTCGCTGGCGTACAGCAGCGTGTCGCCAACGAACTTCGCGTACTGCAGGAGCGTGCGTCCGTCCGCGCCCTTGACCTTGTAGTACCAATCGACGACCACGCTCTTGTCGCTCGTGTCCACGTTGTCGTCGTAGAGATACTGCTTGAGGTCGACGGTCGGCGTCGAGAGGATCTTCTTTGAGAGGTCCGGGTACTTCGCCTCCAGCACGTCGTTGTCCACGAGATCCGTGATGAACACGTTGCGGCTCTTCTGGATGTCCTGGATACCCGGCTCCCAAAAGAGATTCAGCAGGTCGATCTTGCGGATGTCGATGTCGCCCAGGCCGTTCTCCTTTTCGACGTCCCAATAGACGCCGTAGGCCGCCGTGCCATGCTTGAGCTTTTCCCACCAATTATCGTTGTAGCACTTGTCGAACTCGTTGTACTCCAGCACCACCGGCAGGACCTCGGAGAGCACCTGCGCGCTGATCTTGTCGCTCTGCTCACGCGGTAGCACCACCGGCTCCGGGTAGTTGTCCATCGCGTCCGCGTGCTTGTTCAGGATCGCGTTGAACAGCCACGCGCTCGTCGGCTCCGGGCCGTGATACGGGTTCGGCACATCCTTCTTGCCGCGCCCGATGGCCTCCCAATGCCGTTGCTCCCACCACAGCTCATCGGTCACGATGCGCTCTTCAAGGCTGGTCTTGCCTTCCTTGTACTTGCGCAGAATCTCGGACGCCTTCTGCACGTCCTTCTCGGTGATCACGTCGCCCGTGCGCGTCAGCAGCATCGCGGCAATCTCCGGCGAGACGCCCTGCGGCTCCTGCACGCCCGGTGCGCCAGGTCTATCTGTCAGCATGATTTCCCTCCTCACCATGCGTAAAACGCCATGCGGTTCGGCGGCTCGTCCGGCTCAAGCGGACTCCACGCCTGCTTCTTCTGCTTCTCCACCGGCACGGGATTGATGGGCCGCGCCATGCAGACGTATCTGCACTCGTCCGCGATGTGGTCCTCCAGATCCGTGTCGATGTCCTCCGGCTTCACGTCGTCGTACAGCAGCGACGGGATCGTGCGGATGAAGCTCCGGCACGTTTTGAAAACGTACATCATCGGGATGCCGTTCTCGTCGAACTGCAGCCGGTAATGCATCTGCATCCAGCCGGGTATGCGGTGGTTGTCGCCGGGTTCAAAGTATACGCCCTGACGTTCAAAGGTCTCCGCGACGCTCTGGCCGCGCGAGGCGTCCCATATCGACGGGTCCGCAATACCGTAGACGTGCTTGTTCTGCAGCCAGCGGTGCTCAGACTCGATGCGCTTGACCTCCGCCGCAATCTGATCCGGCGTCCACTTCACGCCGGTGTTCGGCGTCTCCGTGCAGCCGTACAGCTCCAGGATGCGGTAGAGCCTGCCGTCATGATCGCAGGCAAACCAGCCCACGCTGAACGGTTTGGCATAACCGAAGTCGAAGCCGCGGTATATCTTCCAATCGACCGGGACCTCAAACGGCTCGATGACGTGCGTCCACCGATGGTCCATGTAATGGCTCTCGTCGTCTCGCCACTCCTCGAAGAACGCTTCGCCGTCGATGCCCCACTCGCCGTTGCCGGCGACCTTGAAGCGCGTCGGGTTCTGCTCCTCCATGATCTTGAAGCGCCGCAGGTCCGCTTCGTCCAGCCACTCGTTGCAGCGGAACGTCGTCGTCATCGCCAGCACGTCCGGGTCCTCCCGGTCGAAGAAGCGCCGCTTGAGCCAGCTCGACGCCGTCCACGGGTTGAACGTCAGCGTGAGCTGCTTGTAGTAGCCTTCCGGCATATCGCCTCGGATCGTATCGTCCACCAAGTCGAAGTCCGATTCGCTGTCGATCTCGTAGGCCTCCTCGATCCACGCCCAGCAGATGATACCCACCGGGCAGGAGATGGAGGCCAGCTTGAGCGGATCGTCAAGCCCGCGGAAGAATATCTGCTGCCCCGTCGGCTTGTACGTCGCCCCAAGCGGCGAGACGTTGAAGGTCCACAGATGCGATACCTTGAGCCGAGCGCACGCCCACTTGAGATCCGAGTAACAGGAGTCTCGCAGCGTGTTTGCCGTCTTTCGCACCACCAGCACGTTCGCCAGCGGGAACTGCATCATGCGGTAGATGATGTTCAGCGCCGTCGTCTTGCTCTTTTTGGAGGCTCGGCTGCCCTTTACCACACGGTATCGAGACGTGCAGTTCCAGAAACG